TTATTTAAGGCGAAGAGGATATAGAGGGTTTAGTATGAATAGACCTGATAAAATATGGAACAAATTATCTGTAGCAGAAAAAGAAGTTGGTGGAATACCTAATTCAAGTGAAGATATAAAACAAGCACATGCCGCTGCAATTGAAATGTATATTCAAGGTCACGTAGGTATCAAGCAAGATGGAACTCACGGAGATTGTTATTTCAATGAGTTATTAAATGATTGGACAAAGTTCGATATAAATAAAAGAACAAAGCATGATGCATCTATAAGTTCTGGTTTAGCTATTATGGCTAATAACAGACATTTATATGCACCTAATGCAAAGGTTGAAAAACCCAAATTAAACATAAGCGTTTCCAGGTATAAAAACACTGGAAGTAATTCACAAATAATCAAGTAATAAATATGGCATATTCTGGTAATAAAAGTTATTTTCCAAGTCAAACAGTAAGCGATGCTGAAAAGCTAAGTTATGAGTATGGTTTAAAAGTAGCTAAAGCTATAGAGCAAGAATGGTTTAATAACGATAGAACCTCTAATAGATACATGTCTAACCAAAATGATTTTCATAGTTTAAGATTATACGCTAGAGGCGAGCAGTCTATTCAAAAGTATAAGGATGAGTTATCTATAAACGGTGATTTGTCCTATTTAAATTTAGATTGGAAGCCTGTTCCTATTATTTCTAAGTTTGTAGATATAGTAGTAAACGGTATGTCTGAAAGAATGTACGATATAAAAGCATATTCTCAAGATCCACATGGTGTAAGTAAGAGAACTAAGTACATGGATGATATTATTTCAGACATGAAGTCTAAAGATTTTAATGACTACACTATGCAGAATCTTCAAATAGACCTTAGAAAAAGTGATAGAGAAACACTTCCAGAAACACAAGAGGAACTAGATTTACACATGCAAATTACTTACAAGCAAGCTGTTGAAATTGCTGAAGAGCAAGCTTTGTCGGTTTTATTTGAAGGTAGTAATTACGAACTTACTAAAAAAAGATTTTATTACGATTTAACAGTATTAGGTATAGGCGCTGTTAAAACTTCATTTAACACGTCTGAAGGTGCTGTTGTGGATTACGTTGATCCTGCAAACCTTGTATATTCTTACACAGACTCTCCTTATTTTGATGATATATATTACGTTGGAGAAGTAAAAACTATTCCGGTAAACGAATTAGCAAAACAATTTCCTCATCTAACGGGTGAAGATCTAGAAGAGATAATGAAAAACAAATCTTACAATAGATCTAACTACAACTCTAGACACAGCGAAGATAAAGAGGACAATAATACTATTCAAGTTTTATATTTTAACTATAAGACTTATATGAATGAAGTGTATAAAGTTAAAGAAACTAGTAGTGGTGCGGAAAGAATTATACCAAGAGATGATCAATATAACCCACCAGAAAATATGGAAGGTGGATACGGTAGGATGTTAAGATCTATAGAGTGTCTTTATGATGGCGCTATGATACTTGGTACAGATAAGTTGTTAAAGTGGGAGATGGCTAAAAATATGATGCGTCCTAAAAGCGATTATACTAAAGTTAAAATGGGATATGCTATTGTAGCGCCAAGGATGTACAATGGTAAGATAGATTCTTTGGTAAAAAGAGTTACTGGTTTTGCTGATATGATACAACTTACACATTTAAAGCTACAACAAGTAATGTCTCGCATGGTTCCAGATGGGGTTTACTTAGATGCAGATGGTTTAGCTGAAATAGATTTAGGTAACGGAACAAACTACAACCCACAAGAAGCTTTAAATATGTTTTTCCAAACAGGTTCTGTTATTGGTAGAAGCTTCACGAGTGATGGTGATCAAAATCCCGGTAAAATACCTATTCAAGAAATAACTAGCGGATCTGGCGGAAATAAAATGCAAGCGTTGATTAGCACATACAATTATTATTTACAAATGATAAGAGATGTAACCGGACTTAACGAAGCTAGAGACGGTAGTATGCCAGATAAAAACGCTTTAGTTGGTGTACAAAAGTTAGCGGCAGCAAACTCTAACACAGCAACTAGACATATACTTCAAGCTGGATTGTTTTTAACAGCAGAAACAGCAGAGTGTTTATCGCTTAGGATTTCTGACATTATAGAGTATTCCCCAACTAAAGATGCTTTTATACAAGCCATTGGAGTTCATAACATTGCTACGCTAGAGGAAATGTCAGAACTACACTTATATGATTTTGGTATATTTTTAGAGTTAATGCCAGATGAAGAAGAAAAGCAAATGTTAGAAAATAATATTCAAATGGCTATTCAACAACAAAGCATAGAATTAGAAGATGCCATTGATCTTAGAAACATAAAAAGCATTAAACTTGCTAACCAACTGTTAAAAATAAGAAGAAAAAAGAAACAAGATAGAGATCAAGCCGTGCAACAACAAAACATCAAAGCGCAAGGTGAAGCGCAAGCACAAGCATCGCAAGCTGCTGCACAAGCTGAAATACAAAAAAATCAAGCTACATCTCAAAATCAATCTCAATTAGAAGAATTAAAATCTGGATTAAAAACTCAGCAAATGGAATTAGAGGTTCAGCACAAGATGAAATTAATGCAGTTTGAGTTTGAAATAAATCAACAGCTTCAAGAAATGAATATGAAGCAGGTTGATATGAAAGATACTATGAAGGAAGATAGAAAAGATGGTAGATCAAAAATGCAAGCATCACAACAAAGTGAGCTTATAGATCAAAGATTAAACAAGAAACCACCTAAAAACTTTGAGTCATCAGGTAATGATATACTAGGTGGTGACTTTAGTTTAGGTGCATTTGATCCTAGTTAGAATTATTAATTATTATTATATTATATTATGGAAGAAGAAAACGAAAAAGTAGTCGAAGAGATTACACAAGAAGTAAATCAAGCAGATCCAGGTGATGAAAATGTGGTTCAAGTTGATGAAAGTAAATTTGAATCTGCTGGAGACGACAGCGTGATGAAAATAGATTTAAGTAAACCCCCAACACCAAAAGAAAAAAATGAAGTTAAAAAAGATAACGCTGACGACAGCGGAGTGGCTGCAAGCACTGAAAATGCCGACACCACACAAAAACAAGAAGAAGTACAACCGGAAACTGAAGCACAAGAAACTTCAGCATTAGAAGAAATTACTGAAGAAGCTGAAGAGGTTGAAGAGCAGGTTGAAGAAGCTATAGCGGAAGCTCAAGCTACTGGAAACCCTTTGCCAGAAAACATTCAAAAGCTAGTTGACTTTATAGAAGAAACTGGTGGTGATATAAATGATTATGTTAGGCTTAACCAAGATTACAGTGAAATGGACAATCAAGATCTATTACACGAGTTTTATAAGCAGACAAAACCTCATTTAAATGCAGAAGAAATTAGCTTCCTTATGGAAGATCAATTCTCATTCGACGAAGATACAGACGACGATAGAGAAATACGTAGAAAAAAACTAGCGCTTAAAGAGCAAGTTGCCAGCGCTAAAAGCCACCTAGACGGGCAAAAGTCTAAATACTATCAAGATATTAAAGCTGGATCGAAACTCACACCCGAGCAACAAAAGGCCATTAACTTCTTTGATAGATACAACAAGGAGTCAGAAGTAACTCAAAAAGCAGCTAAACAAAATACAGATGTTTTTACCCAGAAAACCGAGCAGGTTTTCAATGACAAGTTCAAAGGTTTTGAATATAATGTTGGGGATAAAAAATATCGATTTAACGTTAACAATGCTAATGAGGTTAAGAACACCCAAAGTGATATAAATAATTTTACCAGAAAGTTTCTGGATAAAAATAATACATTATCAGATGCCAAGGGCTATCACAAATCTCTTTACACAGCTATGAACGCTGATGCTGTTGCAAAACACTTTTACGACCAAGGTAAGGCAGATGCTATGAAAAATAGTATTGCTAAAGCCAAAAACGTTGATATGAATCCAAGACAAAGTCATGGAAAAATTGAAGCGGGTGGTACTAAATTCAAAGTGTTAGGTAGTGATTCTTCTGATTTTAAGTTTAAAATTAAAAACAATAAATTTAAAAATTAAAAAAACAAAATTATGGCAATTACTAATGGTGGTGAATTGAATAGTGTAGCTGCATCGCAGCAACAAACACTAGCTTCAAACTACATCGATTTTACAAGCGCGGCAACTGCAGGTTGGGCGCAACAATATTTACCAGATCTTATGGAAAAAGAAGCTGAGGTTTTTGGAAACAGAACAATCTCAGGATTTCTTTCACAAGTAGGAGCTGAAGAAGCTATG